CTCACCGGATGCAAGCATCCACCTGTGGACCGCGGGTACGGTCTAAGACGCGCCCATTCCAGGCCTTCCTGGACGCGAATTGCTGGGTCTCCCCAGCGGCTTCGGCGGCTGACTAATGCCTCCTAAGCGTGAACTCTTTTATTTTCTGTCGTGTGTTTTTGGTGTTTTTATGTTTTATTTATTTTTATGGTGTTTTTGTGTTTTGGTTATGTTTTTGGCGTTTTTGTCTTTTGTCTTTCTTCTACAGTACGAGGCCGACGAAAATGCCGGCAGCGCCTGCGACGATGCCCACGAACGTCTCAACGTCGTTCGCGTCAAGCTCCCCGATTCGGGCAGCGACCTGGGCAGGAATCTCGCGCAGCTGCTTGGTCACGTAGGCGGCGCCCTGTGGCACCACCGTCTTCACCACCCGGCGCACACCGCGCGTAAGCGCGGCGAGCTGCGGGTTCTCCAGCACCACCATGGGCTTCACGATCGTGGTGTAGTCCGACTCCACTGAGTACTCGTAGTGGATCGTAACCTCGAAGGTGATGTAGCGCACGGATGCCGGGACATTCTCACACACAATCAGGATTCGGGAGTACGGCGCGATGCTGTCCGAGTAGACATCCCCGAGGTCGCTGGTCGTCGTCATCGAGGTGACGTGACTCAGCTCGTCGGAGCTGCCCCGAGGGACCCAGACCGCCGTGAAGCGGTCGCCGGGCCCCATCGTGAACTCATCCAGCTTCTTGCCGTCGTGGTCCTTCACCGCCTTGGCGAGGGCCAGCGACCCGAGGTCGGTGGACAGGGTGTCGTTCGGGATCTGGCCGACATGGACAGTGATGGGGGACGTGTCTGCATCCAGAAGGCAAGTTGCCTCCACGGTCATCAGCACGGGCCGGGCCTTGACGCCGACCGTTGCCAGCTGGGCGTTCAGGTTGTTGGCCTCCCCTCCACTCCACGTCGAGTTCCACGAGTTGGCGGACACACAGTTGATCGCGTCCGTGTTCGGACTGAACAGGAATGCTTTCTCCGTGTGGCTGCTGGTCCCCAGGGTCACCTGCTGCGTCACAGATGCCGTCAGGGCTGAGTTGAACTCCATGTCCGGGAACGGAGAGTCCCCGGCCAGTGAGCCACCAACAGCACGGCCCTTGGCCGCCGCCTTCTCCTTCTTCGACTCGCTCCCCACCTTGCCGTGCCGGTTCTGCTTGCGGTTGTTACGCGCGTCCATGCGCGCGTCCGCCTTGTTGCGTCGCCGGTCCTTACGGCCCTCCTGTTTGCCATCGCGGTTCTCCGCTCGAGCGGTCTGTCGACCGTCACGGTTCTCCCGCCGGTCATCGCGCCGGTCACGCCGGCGGTCACGACCCGTCTTCACCATTCTTACTACAACAACTATCCCGGGAGTGCAACCCCGGAACTTTACAGTACAAACCGCTTGCACGCGGTATAAACCCTCACTCCTCCTCCACCGCCCGCATCGAAGCGAGGGTGGGGTGGTAGAGCGTGCAGCGAAGCGTGTTAAGCTCCGCCTCGATCCAGGCTTCCAGATCCAGCACCTCCACCACGTCCAGCCGGTACCGGGCCGCGAAGACCTCCAGGGTCTCGGGCCCGGCCTCAAAGGCCGTCGACGCGGAGTACGTCGGGAGCTCCGGCTTCGCGCTCAGGTGGCGCGTCAGCTCGAGAACTCGGCGCAGCACGACGCGGAGCACCGGAATGCTAGCGTACTGCGCGAGGGCGCCCAGCGCGATTGAACGCGCCCGGCGGGCCTGACCCAGGGGGTTCAGGTTCGGCGAGCGGCTCCAGAAGAGCTTCGCCAGGAGCGAGCAGACTCGCGGCCCGAGGTAGGTGGCTCCGTTCGCCCGGTACATGTACTGGGAGCAGAACACACCGTCGGCCGCGGTCACGACACCGCCCGTCGTCCACAGAGTGTTTGAAAAATCACCCTCGCGGAGCAGCGCGTCGAACGCCTCGGCCTGCGCACGGGTGCGCAGCCGGACCAGCGAATCGTCCGAGCTGTTCAGGATCAGGAAGTCCTGGTGGGGCCGGAGGCCCAGGTAGAGGCAGCATGCCACCAGAAGGTGCACGCACTTGTAGATGCCCGCTGCGGACGTTGCGCCGAGCCCGGAGCCCAGCGCGTACGTGGAAAAGAACAGCAGGTGCTCCCCAAACCGGGCCGAGAATCCGGGGCCCATGCCCGCGAACACGCGACGGTCCTGAAGCGTCGCGGCGGCGATGTGGAACTCGGTCCAATCCCGCTCGTTCCAGCTGGCCTCAAACTTGCTCACGTCGCAGGGGACGGCGAAGTTCAGGCCTAGCGCGTCCGCGGCCGCGAGCGCGGCGACGGTCGGTCCGCCGGGGGTGCAGACGTACACAGCCCAGGAGCGAACCCAAAGGTTGCCCGGGCTCCCCAGCTTCTTGATGCGCTTCGTCAGCTCCCGCGTGAGCGGGCCGCTCGCCATCTGGCCGGCGTAGCCCTGAGCCGCGACAAGGCGGGGCTTCGTCTTCATCTCCCCGCGAGGCGGAGTGATGAGAACCTCGCTCTTCACGATGATCTTCAGGGTGCCGGTCGTGTGACCAGTCAGCGCGTCAGCCGCGGGCAGCGCCAGCCGGAGGCGCATGCGCTTCAGACCGCCGAAGGCCGGCGTGGAGAGGTACTCCTCCTCCTCCTCCCGGCTGCGGTCGTAGGCGCCCATGCGCCCGAGCTCCGTCACAGAGTCGTGACAGAGCATCGCCCGGATCTCCCAGAGCCGCCGCTCGAGAGGCGTGTCGGGCCGAACCCGCTGCGCCAGGCGCTGGCGAAGCGCCGGCAGCACGTTCGCCGTGCTCGCGGTGTACAGAAGAGGCGTGCCGCTCAGGGTGGGCCCGACCTTGCGGGCGCCCCCCGGGCGACGATCC